TTGATTTATTATAGCTGTGTCTGTTTTTAGATCGACAATTGACATTGCAATCCACGCTACAAAACCCAGTATAGCTGTGACAAATATATTTAACATTTCCACCTTCGTCTGGCCTGTCTTAGACGGCTGTTAGGATCTTTTGCTGCCTTTGGAAACTTTTTCATTTGACCAGCAGAACGAGCGCAGAATGATTTACGGCGCTTGGCATCTTTGCTTCCCTTTTTTACTTTTCCGGTAACTGCTGTCTTTAGCTTACTTCCGGGGTTCTTTTTCCTATATGCCTTGACACCCTTTTTCGTCATACCCGCGCCAGACTTGGTTTTGCGATAATTACCGCCTTTTCCAGTAGTTTTGCGAATTGAGTTTTCTTTTTTACGAGCCATAAATTTACCCCTGTTGGTAAAAAATGGTTAAAGAAGTGTTGGCTGGCAAACTTGCGTAAACACCTGTTTCATAAAGAATGCCATCCCCAGGAAAAACAACGTCAAAAGTGCCAGCCACAGTTTCGTCAACTTCTATAAGAACAGAGCCACTAGCAGAGCTATTATCGTAAACGATTATATTTCCTGAAGCGCCTGTTTTGTGAGTTACAATTAAACCCATCAATCTCCCCCGCCCTGTTAAAAGAGCGGCGGAGATATGAGTGTGTTTAGTTTTTACCTCGTTACCAGCCATATCAAGACAAGAAAATTGTCAGCTTGTTACCTGAACCTGTTAGAGCCGCAACAAAACATCCGTCAGTAGCAAGAATACCATCGTCAGGAATGTTTAGAACGTGGTTTCCCGCAGCAAAACTTTGCTGAAGCAAAACTTCTCCTGAAGCGCTTCCATTTTTTATGGTAAACGCGCCAGCAGCAGATCCAAACATAACAACTTGACGAATGCGTGAACGAGCAGGGCCTACAATTGCAGGTGTGTCGCCTTGATCAAAGTTAAAGGCTTTTACTGGACCAGCCATAATAGCCTCCTACGAAGCGTCTGATGAGCTAGAGATTCCTATAAACTTCATCACTATTGTTGTGTCAGCACCTGGATCGCCAGAAACTACAACCTCAACCTCATCTGCGGTGGCTGTGGCAGCAGTAGTTGTACCGCCAGACATTCCCAAAACACCGTTACATGGGAAAAAACCTTTGAATCCAGTTGAGTTTACTGCCGCAGAAATGCCGTCAACAAATCCATCTGTATCAGCATCTGTACCAATATCAACAAGGTTAACAGCATTAGAAGCTGCACCAGTTACAGCAACCATGACACCCATTGGAATGAAATTTGAAGGAATGCCAATAGATGACTCTTTTCCTGTTGTAGCACCGTTAGCAACGGTTACAGTCGCAGTGTAAACAGAAAGTGTCATTTCGCTGGTAAGATCACCAGTTGTGGTGCTTTTAATGACGTTTTTAAACCCGTTTTCTGAACGGACGGGACCGTTAAAAGTAGTATTAGCCAATTTAGTCTCCTGTCGTGGCTAGTGTCAGCCGCACCATGCGGCTGTCAGGAATAAATATACTATACAACAAAAAAGGGCGGCATGGAAGCCGCCCCTTTCCGTATAATTGTTCGCTTATGCGCCCGGTGAACCGAACACTGCGCGTGGATCGCTAAAGCCGAAGCTGTAACGCTCACGAGCCTTAAAGCGCATGTTACCTGAATCAAAATCAGCTTCCATGTTAGTCGCCAAAGGTGAACGCTCAAAGTGCTTGAAGCCATTTGGAGCGTCTGTCTTGATGAAAAACGCATCTGGGTCTGTCAGGAAGTGGTTAATTGTGTAACCCTCTGGCAGCATACCCATGTTGCGAATTGCGTTTACATCATTGTCGGCTGTGCCAACGCGGAGTGTAGACTCAAGAAGACGATCAGCAACAAACTGAAGCTGTGGTGGAACAATCAGTTTCATGCCACGAAGAGCAATGATCATGTTCCGCTCATCAACGAATGTTGAGATGTCAATCAAGGCATTCTCAAGTGATGTTTCGTTGAGGTCAGCAGCAGTTGATGGCTCGTTGCGGAATGTACCGCCACCAGCCAATGGGTGAGCAGTAGAACAAAGCTCAACGCCGTCACCACCAGTAAAGGCGTTATTGAATGCGTTGTTCAATGTTGAAGCTGCTTTAACCTGCTTGGTGTGTGCCATTGAACGTGCGAGTGCGCGTGTGTAACGTGCGCCCAGACGGTCGTACAGGTTGTCTTCCATTGCTTCTTCAGTCAGCGCAAACGCAAGAGCGATTGTCTCATGCGAATAACGTGCTGTGTAAGCCTCTGAGGCGTTGTCGAAGTTGACTCCAGCGCCTTCAGCTTTGGTTTGTGCATTTCCAAAACCAACGAGCATTACTTCTTCTTCAAATGCACGATCTGAAGATTCGGTGTCGTAGATTTCAGCATGCTCGGCTTCGTAACGATCATATTCGATTCCGAATAGAGCGTTTAGGCCGGGTTCTAGCTCTTTCGCTAGTTGTGCGCGAGAAATAGCCATTAATCAGCCTCCTTATGCCAAGCCAAGTGTGCCACCTGAGAACAGGTGATTGTTGATCATGACGATGACATTTGTGTTGGCTGAAGCTACATCACTGTTCTCTGGATCTGTGGAGATATCAATCGCCTTCAGAGGAAGAGTGGCAGTGGTGGCACCAGTTGAAACAGCCATTTCCATCCGTGAGATGCCAGAAGCATCATCACCAACAGGCGACTGATCTACAATGTCAAAGTTACCGAACAGGTCTGCCACTGGCATTGCAGCGTTAGCCTGAATTTCGTAGACAGCGTGAGGCGCGTCAATTACTGATGCTTCAGCATCTGACGCAACTATGCCAGCAGTCCACTTGTTTGCCCAGCGGGGTTTACCGTCTGAGTCAGTGTAATTCACTCCGTTGAAAACACCAAGAATAAGGCCAGAGCCTCCAGCAGCAACACGTTCAATGCCACCACCAGTAACAACCGCTACGAGGTCGCCTTGGTAGATGGTAGTGTTGTAGCCAGATGCAATCCGGTACTTATTCTGCATGTTTTGCAGATCGGAGCCGTTGCCTGAACGCGAAAGGCGCAGGCCAAAAGAAGCGTCTTTGTTCGCCATCTTTCTTTCTCCTAGTTGTCAGCTACCCCTTTGGGTCCACCGAAGGACACAGAGGAGCTACGTTGTGGTTTAAGCTTTGGCATCGCGGCATTGGACTCTCTCATCCAATCACGATCCACAGCTTCCATTTGGTTTTGAGTAGTGTTCTGATAGTGAGCATTACGCTGATCCGCAATCTCTTCTGGTATTCTGGCTAGAACCAGACCACCAACGCCAATTACGCCTGCGTTTTTGCCCTCATCAACGACAGGGGCATCAAAATCAGGATAGTCTTCTGCTTTTACCAGTTCCCATCCCTCACGGCGGCGCTTGTGAACATTGTTACGATCATCGTATTCCATAACAGATTCACGAATCCACCGATGCTTATAACCAATAGGTGCTTCTGGTGCCTCAAGGGCTGAAGGCGGTCTCCAATCGGCAACTCTCGCTTGTTTTTCACGGGTCTGCGAATCCCGGTTCGTGCGATCAGACATTACGCTTGCTTCCTTTCCAGTTTAGCAACCTCTTGGGCATAACGCTCTAGAGGAATTTTCATCTTCTTGGCAAAAGCCACTTGTCCCGGCGTTAATTCCACCGTCTTTTTCCGCCCACTTTTGGTAGCTGACCGTCCATTTGACGCAGGAGTAACGGCTTGGGCGTTTTGCCGCTTGTCCTGAAACTTGTGAGGAAACTCACGGCGCATACGCCTGTCAATCTCCTGATAATACTCATCGCTATTAGGATCAAATCCTTCGTTAGCAACGATTTGTTCATGTATGGCTTGTGCGCCACGGGTCATAACAAGATCTCCGCCATCGCCAAACCAAGGGTTCTTTTCCATCCAACCTGTAAGCTTTCTGTCAAGCTGTCTAGGTTGCTGCGGTGCCTGTTGGCGGGGCTGCTCTACTTGCTGGGCTTCTGCTTCAACTTGACGCTCTGAACGAGCCTTTTGAATACGAAGCCGCTCTTCTTCAATCGCAAGCTTTGCAATTACCTTTTGAGCCTCGCCAACCTTTCCCATATCGCCATTGTCATAAGCTTCCTGCAACATTTTTTGTGCAGCCTGCCCCTGACTCTCAATACGAGATCCATATTCGTTAATGTAGCCCTTATCCAAATCGGAGAGCTTTTTCTTCATCTCTTCGTTTTGCTGCTGGACTTGCTGGGCATATTGATAAGCCGCTTCCGCCTCTTCAATAGCCTGCTTCCGCTTTGCTGTTAGCTGATTGATGCGCTTTTGAACATTATCACTGTAGTTCTCTAAATCGCCTTCATCTGCCCCTTCATCAGAATCCCGTACAATTGTTCGGGTTTCTTCTTTTTCAGAAGTTTCAACATCAGCAATGCTCGCTTGATTGTCATCATCAAAATCAAACGAAACGGTTTCCTGATCTTCAGGAATATTTTCTTGAATTTCATTCATGTTCATGGCTCCCACTATACATAAGAAATATCGGCTGGGTCAAGTATTGTAGCAATAATATTGTCATCATTGATAAGTCTTACCTCAAGACCATCAACTTTGAACCTGTTTCCCGCATATCTTCCCATTAATACCCAAGACTTCTCACCACACCAAGGTCCAGAAGGAAACTTACTAGCATCCATGTATGCGTCAGGACCAACTTTCACGACATATGCCGCAACAGTAGCAAAGCTTTCACGCTCACGAACTGAGTCAGGAATAATAATTCCCCCAGCAGACTTCTTTTTCATGTAGTAAGGGATTACGAGCAAGCGATAGCCTACAGGTTGAGGCAACCGATCAATCGCGGAAAGATCCATCTGAGATGGGTCTTCTGTGTTTTTTTCATTTGGGTCTATCTGAGTGTCAAAACCCTTTGATATTGCCGCTGGAACCGGACTGGATTCAGCGCTTTTAGCCATCCTCTCAGGGACGAATAGTTTTTTAGCCATCTTCTAGCTCTATGCCTTTCATCGCGGATTTAACAAGGTCTTCAGAGTAGGTCAATCCGCGTATTTGCCCCACTATGAACCGGTAGTCGTTCCAATCTCCTACCGAACCATCCGCCAGTCTTTGACTTAAATCAGCCTTATACTGGCGTATGTCTTTCAACATATACTCCGCTAATTGTATAGCGTCCATTTACTTCTTCCCAAAAAACTTACTTGCTGCCCGTGTGCCAAAACTAGCACTTACGATTATCCCCAGAGTGTAGCGATAGTATTCTGGCATTGCATTTAATGCGGTAAACCCATCTGTCACAATCTGTCTTCCCCAATCTCCACAGAAGGCTAGTACAAGCGGCACTGAAAACAAAATAGTAAGCCACTCATCTTTCCATGAAGAAACGGAAGCATCGGCCATTTTGAGATCCCAGTCAATCTCTCCAGTGGCCTTTTTTTCCATAATAACAGCTTCAGCCTTCGCCTTAGCTACTTTTGCGCCGGTCTCTGCTTTTTTTGTCTCGACCTTGCCCTCTAGCCATGTTCCAGCAAGATTAGCAATTGGTCCTATCAGTGCTTGAATCAACTGCCAATAATCCTTGCAATGTAAATCCAAAGAGATTCTGTTCTATTTTCCATTATGTCGATAACCTTCCTTTTGGCAAGGCATCACAACGCCACCATATCGGCTTGTAACCCTTCATGTGAAGATGAACTGATCTTCCCATTTCTAATGCTCTTTTTTCGCAACGCTCATAGCTAACATATGGCCCTCTTTGATCTTCAAGCAACCAGCACTCTTCTGGACTAAAAACCATACAAGCCATGACAATTGCCTTGAACATATTAACTGTTGCCTCTGTTCTTTTCCGCCTGATCTTTGCTGGTTCTGTTGTGCATATCCCACATAATCATTTTTTACTCATCCAAGCGCTCATACCCATGTACGCGCCAACAATACCTGCGCCACTCAAGTAAAATAAATTACTTATGTCGCCTAGTGCTTTAACACGATCAATCTCAACAAAGAACATAGCCAAAGTAAACGCACCCATAGCAATCAGGGTGTAAGTTGCCATTCTTCGCTGGGCCTTTAGCTTCCTAATCTCGGCTTCAGCTTTCATAATCTTTTCAGCTTGCGCTAACTCCTCGTCAGTTACTATGCCATCTCCGTCTAGGTCATGTTCCTCGTATTTACTACCAGATTCCAAAGTCTTTTTCGATGGCGTCATCAATCTTCTCTCTAACAGATTTTACAAGACCTGTTGCGGATGACAGCACCCATTCCACGAGGGACAACACCGCCGTTACGCATTTTAAAACCATATTGACCAGTTTTGTAATCATAAGTGTATCCTTTCTTTCCTGCTTTCACAGCTTCTTTTAAAGCTGCCAATTGTTCATCGCTCAATCCAGCCATAACATCCTTTAACGGAGGGGTTGCTTTTTTACCAGACATCAAAAAACTCCTGTAAAACGCTGCGGCCTCGCGATACTAGAAAAGCGACTAATTATTCTTTTTGGCTTTCTTTTTAAAGAAACCCTTTGAAGAGGCTGGCTTTGCTTTGACTGGGCCACTGTCGATGACGACAGGCTTTTCGATAGGCTTTTCTTCGACTGGCTCTGGCGCGGGGACAACTTTGGCCTCTTGCTTGTTACCGGCATTTCTACGCTCCACTTTTTTAGCCTTTTCTATCTCGGCTACTTTTCGGTTAATTGAACTCGCGCTCATTGCATTTTACTCCGTAGGTTTGCCGCAGCGATCTCACGCTGGGTCTGTATTCTTTCCTCAGCAACACGAACCTTATCCGCATTTGCCTCTTCAGAAAGATCAATGCGCTGCTGATTAAGCAATATGTCGTTACGCTCTTTTTCACGCTCGAACTGCTGCTTTTCCTCAAACTGCTTTGCTTTTTCTTGGATTTCAGCGCCTCGTAAAGATAGCTCCTGCTGTCTGATTGCTACCAACGGATCAGATTGGTCAGCAGGAGCAACTGCTTGTGCATACTGTTCAGTGAGTTCACCAGCAATTTCTGCTGCTCTGTTTTGAATCTCATTCTGAATTTGCTGCATCATCTGTGGATTCTGTTGCATCATCATTTGCGCTTCAGGAGTTAGCTCCGTCATAGTCTCCTGTTGTGCCTGCATTTCTGACATCATCGCAATATGCTCTGAAATGTGACCTTGAATAGTCATGATGATATTTGCGTTAGCCTGCGCCACCGGAGTAGACAACATAGCTAAGTGAGCTTCAATGTGGGCTGCGTGATTCTGCTCGGGAAAAGCTTGTAATCGCTGATTACGCAGAGCCTCTTGATTTTCCTTTGCAGGGTTCATCGGCTGTGGCTGTGGCGGGACAGGCAAGATACTGTCGATGTTGGTCACACCAAGAGCCTCATACATTTTTCTGTATGCCTGATAAAGACCTTGCGGACCACCATGAATCTCTGGGTTTGACTGAGCAAGCTGAAGCTGTGTCTGAGCCAAAGCAATACGCTGCGACATAGAAAAGATGTTTGGGTCAGAAACAGGCAATACATCAATGCGATCATCAAAGTCAGTCTGTTTAATCTCTGGCGGTGCGCCCGGAACAGCATATGGATACATAGGAGCCATATAACGAGCAAACACATTAGACAGGAGCTTAAATTCTATCTTCTGTGAATAATGTAAGCGCTTATGAATGGCACTCATAACTTTTGTGCCGCGCTCCATGATAGCCATAGTTGTGCCAACAGGAGTCTCGCCACCCATCTCTCCGACCTTCATGTCGGCCATTGAGGCAAAACGCCTGCCTGACTCTATCAAAGAGCCTAGAAGGCTGTAGAGGGTCTGTGAAGGCTCTTTAAAGGGCAATGGCATAAGCGACTGCCGGATGTCCATGCCTGCGGCGTCAATATCACGGAATTCACCGGGCTGTAGAGGCTCATCTTCATCACGAATACGAGCGCCACGAGCCTTGAAGCCTGCCGGAAGGTTAGACAGTGTTCCAGCGTCAATAAGTTGCCGCAAAATGCTTGTAGAAGCCTGCGATAAGCCTCCAATCATGTGCGTTAGGCCAAATCCATAGAAGCCAAGGCCGGGAAGAAACTTGTAATGCACAAAATACTGCTTTTGACGCATAAGCGGGTCTTCTTGAGCGTAGTTTCTGCGCACAGAAAGGACTTCGCCTGTAGATTCAACGATTGTCACGATATATGGAAGCTTTAAACCGCTAGACTCACCATCCTCACGGGTATCTTCAAAGCCGGGGAGGTCAAGAGAGGTGTGAACCTCGTAAAGAGTTACCTCTTCAGAGCCAGATCCAGACATTTGTACGCCCTGAGCCTTGTCAACAGACTCTTGAATCTCACTATAATCCTCAGAGTCCATGCTGCCGCTGATATCTGTCTCCATATAGAAGCCAGAAAGCTGCAACTTTAGAACTTCGTTCTTATCCATGCGAATAACATGAGTAAGGCGAGGAGATGTGACCAGATCTGTCGCTCCGTAAGGAACAACCAGATCTTCAGCGTGAACAAACTTACTTACTGCACGTTGCAGAAGCGGATCAAAGTAAACCTTTTTGAAAGTAGAACCAATAATCGGTAAATAGAAAAGCATCTGATCTGTCTCTGGATCATACTCTTCCATCTCGTAGGTGATCATGTAATTCATGTAGTCTTTTACGCGCTGGGCCTGCAAAGATACTTCTGGATTGTCAACGCCCATAACCTGTGTGCGAACAGGACCACCTGCTGGCAACATCTCACGATATGCCTGAGCCTGAAATTGTGTCACTGATTCAGCAAGTAAAGGATGAACAACGCCAGAAGCGCCCTCAAACGGCTGAGACCGCTCTTCATAGTTCATACCAAGCAATTCAATGCCGCGCTTGTAAGTGTCTTCCCAGTCCTGACGAGAGGACATATCTTCTTCGATTTCATTGATAAGATCTGAAGCAATAGAACCTAAATCTGAATCATCAATATATTCTGCCAAGTTGGCGTCAAAAGGAATGTCCTGCGCCGCCATCGCCTCTTCTTGCATTAACTCGCCAACAATAGCAGATCCATCTTCCATTTCTGCAATTCCGGGCTGGGCAGGAAGCTCCACAATGTCAATCTCTGCCTGCTCTTGAGCCGTGACTGGCGCATCGCCACCAGAACCCAATCCTCTTTCAATAGCCATATTTAATCCTTTCCGCCCTCAATCACGACAAGCGTTGGCTTCTGCGCCACAGGCTCTGGAATACCAGCGCCAGATAATCCTTGTTGCTGCCTAACAGCAGCTTCCCTTCTAAGTGAAGCCTTTGCCATATCATCAAGATCATCAGGAATGCCTAACGCCCTGTCTCTGGCTAGTGATTCAGTTGCCATTCTAGCCTGATTTGCTCTAGAACGCAAAGCGTCTTGGTTTGCAGCGGCCTCACTACGGCGCTTAACAGCCTTTGAAGCGTTAAATCCATAATCGCTATCTAGTCGTTTAATCATGGAATCTCGCAAGTAACCGACCTCTAAGCCAGTGTCTTTAATCGCGCTGTCCATAGCATCAGCAAAAGCCTCGCCCTTGTTTGCGCCTTTATCACGCAAGAAAAAATAATTGTCTTGCATAGCGTCAAAGAAGCTGTCGGCAGGAACGGCATCGTCTTCGCCGTAAAACCTGATTGACTCCATCTCTACATCATCATAAATGTCCTTGAACGAATCCTCTAAAGCCTCATACTCTAGATTTTCGTCAAGCTGCTTTTTAGCGACAGGTGACTTTAACTTTTCTTTTTGCGCTTCAAGGACCAACGTCTTATTTGACTTGCCTCGTGGGCGAGGCCCAGCCATCGGCGCAAGAGTTGTAGCAGCAATGCCAAGACCATAAACGTCCCTTCCTAATCGCCGCGCCATTCCCTCATCTTCACCAAAGAAACCAGCGATCTTTTCAGCGCCCTTTGCAGCGCCGCGTAACACAGTCTCCCCTGCACGACCCATAAGGTCTCGTGCG